TGCCTAATTGTGGATTATCTATATCGATTGCCATGTTACCCCTAAGCTAATAAAGCCGCTAATTCAGCAGCGGTTATTGCACCTTGAACAATATTTCCAAAAGTATTTGCTACGTTAGCATCTTCTGCTTCTCTTACTTGTTGCAATTGATTTTGTTTTTGAAATAAGACATTTACATTATTAGTTGTAGCGTTCATATCATTCATAAATCTACGGTTTAAATCAGTTATAAAAGTTGATTGAGTATCAGCAAATAATGTAGGACTAGCTAAACTTGCACCACTTGTTCCAGCTTGTGCTAATTGATTACCAAATAATTGTCTAGCACGAACCATTGATTGAATATCAGCTATATTTTTTTGTGCTTGAATTTGACTTAATTGTAAATTAGATTGCTGATTAATTAATCCTGGTTTTTTAGCTAATGCTTGTCCATAAAGATAATTACCGTATAATCCAGCAATACCCCCAGCTGTTTGAGTAGCTAATCCAGCTTCATACACATTTTTATTAAAATCTATATTTTGATTAAAGCCATTATTATTAAAATTATTATTATTATTCATTTATAACCTTACAATACTAATTTAACACCCAAAGATAATAAAGCAAATGGATTATCACTATTATGTTCAATAGTAACATAATCAAACTTAGCCCAGTTAATCTGTGGCAATATTGTTATTATAGCAGTTTTTGTTGTTAAATACGTTGTATCAAATTGATTTACATCATATCGTGTGCCATTAATAATAACGCTATCGGTGTTATATATAAATGCGTTAATCTCACCAATCTTTTTACGTTTATACAATAAGTCACCAATACTAATATCTCTTAATGAATATGGGTTAGTTTGAATCTTACAGTTAATATTAAATGCTGGGTAATCTTTATAAATACTATATTTAAATTCATATATTACAGTATTAGTAATAGCAAAAAATCTATTATTTGTTGTAGTTAAGTATTTAATATTAATCGCATTATCAAAAGTCCATTTAGTCCAACCGAATATTTCTTGTAATTGTACCGATTGATGACAAGAAATATAACCTTGACCTGTTAAATCTCTATTTAAAACAAATAGATAACTATTATCATCTCCATCTAAAGAGTTAATAGTCAACATATTAATAGGATTATTAGTTAGACTTGGTGTATATATAGTTGCATTACCATCTACTTGTAAAGTTTTATCAGCATATTTAAGTGAACGAACATTCTTACCATTCTTTTGAATATAAAATAATTGTTGGTCGTATTCAGTAGGAGTTATAGAAAGTGAAGAATGATTAGTTTGTCTTTGTATAAAAAAGTTTGTTGGTGTTATAGATGAATTAATAGCATTTAAAAATGAATATATACCATTTTCAGTAAAAGCATTAATTGTAATACCTGCGTATAATCCAGTTATTTGAGGAGCTACATCACCAGCTAATATTATAGCTATAGGGTCAGATGCGTCAGTGCCAGCAACAAGAAATTCATGTTTATCGCCAATTGAACTTGCCCATATAGTATTAAAATTTGCTACTGGTGGTGTAATTCCATAATTTACACCATTAGAATAAGCACACCATAATCTATTTTGAAATTGAGTTATATATCTTGGCATTGATTCTTCGTCCCAAGCAGGTTCACCAAATATACAACTTCTTACTGATGTTAATTTACCATAATAATTTTGGCTATTATAAGTAATAAGTGTAGATGCTTGAACATTAATAGAACTAGAAGATAGGATTGTTCCTGTAAATTGTACATCTGTTAATGCTGTAGATGCACTTGTAATTTTTATAAATAATCCATTAATATATACGAAATTACAAGCAAAAGCTCCGGTACCAAATACATCAACAAAAACTGTTTCACCTACATAGAAATACTCATTCTGTCCTGTTCCTACTGCATTTTTTGTAACAGCTACCGCAATACCTGTAGCTAATCCAGTTTTAACAATATATGGAACTGAAGAAATTACATATTCCTTAACTGTAGGTGTATTATCACCTTCTGTAAATATTATGTCATACCATTTACTAACAGTGCCATTTTGAATAGAAATTAATACTACATTTTGGTCTTGAACACTGCTATATATTCTACCATTTAATGGAGTAGGAGGAGTACCAGGAATATTTATAGTAATTGTTATATTATCATCAGGGTAATATAAATAAACATTATTATCGGCATTAACTAGAATTATTGAACGTCCCCAAGGTAATGAATAAGCAACAGAGTAAGTGATATTAGTAGATGCTATAGTTGCCATTTTGAATTGTAAAGCAGGTCTTTTTTTAAGCCCTCCTTGTTCCATCATTACAACATTTTCTAATATTTGAGAACCTTTGCTTAATATATCCGTATCACTACGTCCTTGCATTACTTGGTCTGTTATACCACGAGACCAAACTGATTGCACAATATTAATTGATGTTGTTCCACTACTAGTAGCCATTTAATACCTTGAATTAATATAATAATCACTATTTAAGATTACTGTTGGTTTATTTCTACCATCTACACCCATAGCTTTAATTAAAGATTTTTCATATAAAGCTGTTAGAGTTGGTAATAGTTCCATCTTAGCTAATACACTACAAGCTTCTTTTGCTATCCAATAAGAGAACATATCACCAAAATGAGAGGGAAATACATCATCAGGATAATATGAATCTGATACATAAAGGAGATATAAAGGTGTATAGTTACTATGTAAATAACCACCAACTATTGTATAGTTATTATCAAAAAAACTATTATTATAAACTTTTATTAATGATGCCATATCACTAGGTAAAGTATATTTATATTTATATCCATATATCTCAGTAGTATCATTAACTAATGGCAATTGAATAACTCTTTGTGAAAAGCTCCAATAGTAAACACCTAATAATATTTTTATACCAGCACTATAAAGAACATCTAGATATTGCTGGTTCTCATTAATAAGGTTAGTATTACCTAATCTCATCATTGCAAGATTAAGTATATCTTGTTTACTTAACATGATTAAGTCTGTGTATTAGTAACTACAGTCGCAGGAGATATACCAGAAACTTGAAATTCAGCTTGAACTCCATTGCATACTGCATTGATTGAATCACCTAGTCTTATTGCTGCTCCATTAAAATAACCTGATGCTTTAACTGTAACAAGTGCATCAGATGTTATATATCCTAAAACACGTGTATCAGCTTCAGTTATACCTATAGTTTGAATTGATAATTTACTAGAATTAAAAGCCATGATATTTCCTTTATAAAAAATTAAATTAAAGTCCAGTATGACATATATATATTTCACCACCAAATAATGTTGGTTGCATATTTTCATGAGAACCGCCACCGCCAAATGAATTTGGGGTAACTGTTGAAGTGCCATCAAAAGCAGATGAAGAAGTTACTAATGCATTTGCACCAGAACCACCCGTGCCAATCCCTTGATACCTGTTGCTCCAAGCATGATTATGAGATGGTATTTGCCCTGATGTTAATGTAACACTTTCAACACCCACATTAGTTCCCATTGTTCTAGGTGTTAATCCAGAACCAGAGCCAACAGTTCCATATACTCTACCTCTAAAATCAGGTATGTTGAATGTTGTAGAACCATCACCAGCACCAAAAGAAATTCCTATTAATGCAAATAATGCTGCATATGTTGTCCTTGAAATAGCAGTCCCATCACATCTAAACCATACACCATGATTTAAAGTTTTAGCACTCATTTTGTAATCACCAACATAATCGGTAAGAGGTGCTGTTGCAACAGGATTATAATTCCATGTTCCAGCTGCTGTGCCATTATTAGCTAATGTTACGGTAGTATTACTATTAGCAGGTAATGTATATAATAATGAAGCATCGTTTCTATTAATAGTTATAGCACTTGTAGATTCATTTTGAATTTCATATTGAAGCCCAATAGGTATTCCAGTAGCATTTGGTAAAAACACAATCTGTGTTGATGTTCCAGTAAATCTTTGAATTGCTGGGCTATTAGCTGCTATAGCTGTTGAACTTCCAGATGTAACAGTTGAAGTTAATAATCTAGCATGTGCTAAACTAGAAAATATACCAGTAACATTTGCTTTACCACTTACTTGAAATATATAACTAGCATTTGGAGCACCACCAACACCTGTTTGTCCAGCTCCATTATAATTTATAAAAGCATTAGACGCAGCTGTAGTTAATTTAGTGCCATCATAATAAACTGCACCAGTAGAAAAAGGTTGCGTTGTAGTATTCGTTCCGCCTTGTGCTATAGTTATAGGAAAAGATACTCCGCCACCACCACTTGGGCTTACATGCCAACTACCAGCACTTGTGCCATTTGAATATAAAGTTATTAATATATCTGTTGCAGCAGCTACAGTAGTTAAAAGTGTCCCACCATTCATATTTACAGTGATTGCACCACTAGATTCATTTTGTATTAAATATTGCTTACCATCACTTAATGTAGTAGCATTAGGTAAAACTAATATTTGAGTAGTAGAACCTGTAAATCTTTGAATATTAGCACTTGTAAAAGTTAAGGTAGTCGTGCCAGCTGCTGTGACTATAGTTGCAATAGAATATGTATTACCAAAAGTTCCATCACCTTTTAAAAACTTAACTGAATCATTTGCTGCTGGTGCTGGAACAAGACCTTTTGTTCCACCTGAACCTGAATCACCAACCATAGCATTTAATAAAGCAGTTGCCTGAGTTGGAGTATTTGCTACAGCAACATTAGAGCCATTACCAGCAAAGAAATTATTAGTAGGTAATACATTAGATAATCCATCAGTTACTTGAGCAATAGTATAGTCGCCAGTTTGAGCTGTTATAGCGGGACCTGTTCTACCAAATACTGTAACTACTGAACCACCTGATAATTTATTCCAAATTGCTGATGTAGTTGTATAATAAACTAAATCACCAACATTATATACAGTTGATACTCCACTAGGTAAAGTTTGAGTGCCAGCTACACTAACATAATAAGCAAAGCCATTAGTGCCAATACCAGCAGTTAAAGTTGGCGTATTAGTGTTAGCGTCCCAATTACCTTGTAAAGCTAATACTCCACTTGGAAAAGGTTGCCAACCAAGAGGTGAGCCACCGTAATATTCTAATACAGCTGTATCAGTATTATAGATTGCCATACCTGCATTAGGTGTAATTGCATTTCTTTGAACAGTTGTTAATTGAGCAAGATTAAGAAAGTTAGCTAAACTTAACGAACCAGTTGAGTCAGTAATTACAGGTGAGCCACCAAAAGAACCACTATTATTATATTGTATTTGTCCATTAGTTCCACCAGGAGTGCCACCACCACCTGATACTGCTGATACATGCCAAACACCAGCAGCAGTTGCATTATCTTTTAATGTAATTAATACATCAGTCCCCGCTGCTACAGTAGTTAATAATCCGCCTCCATCTTTATTAACAGTAATAGCTCCAGTTGATTCATTTTGAATTTGGTATTGTTTACTATTAAATAATTCAGTTGCATCATCTAATACAAGAGTGTGTGTTGTAGTTCCTGTAAATACAATAATTTCTGGACTTTCATTTGTTAAAGTTGCTGTTCCAGCACTTGTAACAATAGTTTCTATCCCATTATATATATCTATATTTCTTATAAATGGATTGCTATCAACAGCTCTACTAACTACATCTAATACTGTTGATGAATTTATGCCTATTACATCATCACATTTTACATTAATTAATTTAACATTTACATGAGTATTAATATCTATATCGCCAGTTCCAATATCACAATTAGTTATTTGTGTTCCATCACCTGCAATACCTATATCAACCGCTCCACCAAATGGTAAAGAAACACCATTTAGTTTACCACCAATATTAAACTTTAATGTTTGTCCTCCAGAAATATCTAAAAATTTAATTTTTTCATATGCTGTGCCTGTTGTATTTATAACAGGATTTACGTTATCAAAAGTTCCAACTAATACAACTTCTTTAATATCTGTAGGCACTCCTGCTGAACCAGAAATAATATTATTTATATTTGGTCCAGTAGGGTTTATATTTAAAAGTGCAATAAGTCCAGCTTCAAAACAAAGACCATTACCACTTAAATTAAAGCCCCAATTACTTAAATTTGGTAAATTTATTCTGGTTATCCCTTCTGAAACAACAGAATTAATCCCTTGATATAATGAACAATTACTAGATGTGCTACCTGTGCCATCTAAATTAAATGAAGCTCTAAAAAATGTAGTATCTTGGAAACCAGAACCATTTACAAATGCTTTTGATGAAGTTGGAGACCATACAATCAAACCCCTTGCATCTACATCTAAACGCGAACCATCAGCATTACATTGAAAATTAAAATTACCTAAATTATATGTAACACCAGGGTTAATAGTAATAGATAAAGTATTATCAAATACTATATTTGCAGTTTCTGTCGCATTACCAACCGTTACTAATGAACGCTTACCAGCTGCATAAGCGGCACTCCAAGTAGGATAATTTCCACCTGCGCCAACCGTTGCATCAAATTGAGTTGGAGGTAAAGCTCCTTTAATTCCAGTAGGAGTTGAATTATCATACTGTAAGAATTGCCCATTGTCAAAATGTAAATTATATACTATAGCTGTTATATTACCAGAATCATCATTCCAGAATTTAACACAATCACCTTGCTTAAGTAATTCAATTGCAGTAGTTCCACCATTTAAAGTATTACCAGCACTTGGAACAACTAGAACTTTAAAGGCTGTATTATCTGTTTTAACAACTATAACTTCGCCATTGTTTTGTTTAGAAGCTGAATTAACATAATATAATGTAGCAGTTATATCAGCAGTTGAACATGAAGCACTTATTGCTTGACCCCAACCAATAATCTGATAATCAGCCGTTATATATCTAGTCGTCCAACCATGTCTTTCTAATAAAGGATTACTCATTATAAACGCCTCCAAGTGGATAATAAAGGATACGCAACCATAGCTACTGCATCATTTTTGTGAATTAACGAATATTGTGTTGTGCTACCAATATCACCATTAGCAAACACATCTGGATTAGTAACAACTAAAATAACTTTATTTGCTGTTTCATCAGTTTTAATAATTTCATATTTTAAATTATTCAACTCATTAAAATTTGAAGTTAGGAATAAAGTTATAGTTACATCACCAGCTGTAGCATCAGCAAGAATTAATGAATCATAACCTTTTAAGTTATAATTAGCATTAACAACTCTAGTAGTATCATTAAATCCATTTATAACACCATTGCCATTATAAGTATTTAAAGTGTCTACTGTATCTAAATTATTTATTAGAAAACGAGAATTACCAGTTTTATTAATAGTATAATAACTTAATGAATTAGCAAACATATTTCTAGTAGAGCCGCCATTAATATATAAATAATTACCTGTATCATCATTTGCATCAAAAGTGCAATTTGCGTTAGCGTTACATTTATTTAAATTTAAGGCTCCACCTGTCCAATTGCTTATTTTATAAGATGAATTATTTATAACAATACTAGCAATACTACCAGAAGTTAAAGCAATATTACAATTAATAATATCACAATCATTAAATATAACATTACCACTAGAATTCCCACTTATAGTAATTTGCTCAAGAAATTTGCAATCATTAAAAGTTACAGTTCCAGCCCAATTTGATATAGAGCATGAAGTAGAACCATTGCCATCAAATATACAATTGTTATATACTAGATTAAGGCTTGTTGCAGCAATTACTATAGGGATTGGGTTACCAGGTGTTCCTTTAAAAGTAATATTAGAAATAACAGTATTATCATTATTTGCTACTGGTAATACGCCAGAAGTTGAACGTAAAATACATTTTTCTTTATCAATACCTATTATTTGTTTATCAAGTAAACTAACAGTAGGAACATCAAAATTGCCATCGTATACTTGTATGACACCTGATGCTCCTACATTAGTTAAAGCATTATTCAAGGTTAATGATATAGGACTTGATGGGCTATCAACGCCATTAGTAGCAACACTTCTATAATTATTTATTAGCATTGACCCACTACTAGTTTTTAAAATATCTAGCACATCCTGTACATTTGAAGCACCATAAGGAGGTGAAACTGAATCATCATAAATCACCTCACTAGCAGAAGCTCCAGAGCCAGCTACCTCTGTATTAATACTTCCATCTTCAATGATTATGGTTAAAAGAGAGTTGCCATCAGTAGCTTTGATTTTTAAAAAATCACTTTCTCTAAATGGTGCAGTATTAAAAAAACCGTTAACAGTAATATCGCCAATAGTATTCCCAGCTCTATTACCATCATAAAACCAATAATTACCCTCAAATGGGTCTAGTGTCTTTGGGCGTAAGTATCTTTTATCATATCCCATTTAAGATCCCTTTATGATATACTTGATGTTACAATTTGAATCACTTTATTTGGAGCAACAACAGCAGAACCAGCCCTTACATTACCTTTGAAATACCAAGAGTTATTACGGTATTCCCAACCAGTTTCAGCAATAACAGAATCTGATTTTAATAAAATAGCATCTTTAGGAAAAGCATAAGATATAACATAAGGAGTTGAACTTACAGAATCTGTTTTTAAACCACAAATTGAAGCATAACCGAACAAAGAAGTTCCAGCTACAGTGCTGTCATAAACATTAGCTTGTGCAGGGATAATTAATAAGCCCATCCAAGAGTAAACATCTACAACTTTAGTAAGAGGATAATAATCATTTACATATCTACTATTAACAAATTGGTCTATTTGTAATAATGCATTTAACATGCCAGGAGTTGCAACAACAATTAACTCATTGTTTTGAATACCTAATTGATTTTTAATTATAGCTAGACGTCTTAATCCACCTAAATCAAAAGGTTTAATATCACCAGCAGCTAAAGAACCACCAGCTTGGTCACTTCCATCTCCCATGATTTGCATTGACTTAGTAATCAAAGAGTTATCTGATGCATTCCATGCTTTAGATTTTATTGTAGCAACATCATAAACAGCTTGAGAGATTTTCATTTCTACGAAAGCATTTAATGAAGCAGCAACATCATGAGTTAATGCAGATACTACATTTAAATCTGATAATTCATAACTTCTAGTTTTAGGGTGATAATGGATATTTTCCCAGTTTTTATATGTAAGTAAAGTCTCAGCAGTATAGAAATCAGTAGGGGTAACCATGTTAGAACCAATACGTTCGTAACCTTTAGAACGACCCATAATACCTACTTTATGGTCTACGCCCATAACATCAGTATTAACTGTAACCATATTTTTTAAAGACTGGATTAATTCATAATCTGATTGTAATTGTGATTCATATGTTGTTCTAGCTAAATCTAGATAATCAGTATTTGGAGTGTTGTAACTTGACATTTTTTTATCCTTTAAAATATTCTATTTATTTCAAAGGAATTAAAAGAGCCAACAATTAAACTATATTCCTTTGAACATTAATTTAATATGTCGGCTCAAATAGAGGTATCCACATATTTTACATAATTATACTATAACATATTGTTTTTGTCAAGTATTTTTATGGTGGAGGTATAATTTCTGTCCCTACAACTTTAGTCCAATGAGACCATGTACCGGTTTCATGTTGGTCTGATTTTCGCCAAAAGTATTCATTTAAAGTTATAGGATTTGCATCAATTCTACGTGGAATAAAATATTGTGTTATCCAACCAGTTAGACCAGTTGAATTTGTATGCTTTTCAGTTCTTAATAATCCTTGTGTATATGGTGGTGGCAAATTAGAATCATAAACAGTATCATTAATAATAGATATTGAAACACCAAACGGAAACTCTGCATATGTAGATTCAGGAGTGTATGTTCTTAAAGGTGAACCTGTATTGTCAGCTCTATATGCTAAGAAAGTATGGTCTAACCCATTGAAATCATTATACATTAAAACATTAGTTGATGCATTAAATGTATGTTGAGTTTCTTTAATAATAGCTTTTAAAGTTCTACCGGTAGGAGTTATAATAGTATTACCCATTATATATACATAACTAGAAAAACCTTCATTAAAATCAATAGCATACGATGAACTTATACCAGTGCCACAATCATTAAATATATTATTTAATATTTTTAATCTATCGCATTTAAAGATTATAAGACCACTTTTATTTTCTGTGCCTCCTAATGTAATAAAGTTATTATTTTGTATAATAACATCTTGCATATAAGATTCTGGCATTTGTGATACAAGATAACCTAACCTTAAACCACCTCTACTATTTTCAAAAGTATTATTAATAATTGTTATACCTTTACCTGTTCTAATAAAGACTGGTTGTCCACAGTTATAACCATAATTACCCTCAATAACTAAACCATTACTTACATCAGTATTAGTTGGTGCTTTACCTATACTCATAAATACATTATTAGGTGAACTTGAATCTCTAAAGTTATTATCTCTTATTATTATATTAGTAACTGGCGTAATTGTAGTTAAGCCTGTAGAAAATACAATACCAATTATAGCTACATTACCACCAATATTTACAAATGTATTACTATAAACTTTTATATTTCTAACAACATTATAATTATTATTAGGTTCAAAATCAATAGCTCCTGGCATATTGCCACGTGAAACATTTACAAAATAATTATTATGAGCTACAAAGCCATCACAATCAATAACACTTATACCATTTCTATTATCATTAATTAAGCCATCTATTACACAATTATTAACACATACATTCTTATTGTGTCTTTCATTAGAACCATTACCAATATAGATACCATCACCTCTAAAGCCAACTATATGACAATCATGTATATGTAGATTAGATACACCATAAAATGCTATTAAATGAACAAACTCTGAAAATGCTTTTGTTGTAACTTCACCCATTAATTTTAAATTACATATCTCTATATTACTTATTGTTGTAGTTGGGCTTCCAGAATCTAAAACTAACATATTGGCATTAGTAGTTTGTTTTAATACTGAAGTTACACCATCACCAAATAAAATTATATTAGCAGGAATAGTTAATTGAGAAACTAGATAAGTGCCTTCTGGAATATAAATAGCATAATGTCCACTATTTAAAGCTAATTGTATTGATGCTGTATCATCATTTACACCATCACCTATAGCTCCGAAGTCTTGCACTGATACTTGTTCACGTACTTTATTTAAATATGTTCTACTAATAGCACCAGTTCCTGTTTGAATAAATAAAGATGTAGGACTAGGTGGAGTAAATGGATAAACATCAGGGTCTCCATTATCATCAAAAGTAAACATAGTATTTCTACGACGTGTTAAATCAGGAAGGTATAAAGAATTTAAGTCATAGTCATAATTTTTAAATGCCATTAAATCTCTAAGCTGTTGTATTTCTAAAGCTAACCTATTGAGTTGTTTATTTACTTCTACAGAATTCCATTGTGCAGCTTCAGTAAAATCAAACTCTTTAGCATATGGCTCACTACTCACAACAGTAATAGTTATGGCAACTGTTGTAGCTGTTATAGGAGGGCTAAAAGTTATAGTATTTGATGCAATGCTATAACCACTAGTCATTAAAGTTGTATTATTATATATTTTAATATTTGTTACTTCTACAACTACAATGTTTAATACCAATGTGGATAGTGATTGTCCTATAGGTATTAATGCTTGTTGTTTTGTTGATTGAGCAGGTATTGTCATCACATTGCCTTTTTATTAGTTAATCTTGATATCTCATCTTTAAAAAGATTTGCATTGTTTTTGTATTCTCTTGAGGAGAATATTTCTTTTAATCTCTTTTGGTTATCTTGTGGAGTATATGGTATATTAGTCTGGGGTTGATTACTAGTTAATTGTTTAGTAAACTCTCTACGCATTATCTCTAATACTTCGAATGCTTCTTTGCTACTACCTAATACTTTATTTAATTTTTCTTTTTCTTCTACTGATGTTTTTAATGAATTAATCCAATTGTTAGCAGGCTCTATTCTCTCAGCCCCTATTTCTTTTTTAAGATTAACAATCTCTTTATTACGTTGTTCTACTAGTTGTTTTTCTTCTTCAACAAAAGTATTAACTAATTCATTATATAACTTATTGCTTAGATTAGTTTTTTTAGCTACTTTGCTAAATACATCTAATACAGGACTTTCTTTTAATTCTGGATTTTCTAGTTTATATTGTTCAGGTGCGCCAAGTGCTTCTGAATACATCTTAACTGCATTAACTCCACCAATAACAGCATCTTTAATAGTCTTATATTTCTCAGGTAACCATTCAGGACGTGAACCTTCAGCAGGGGTATTCTCATCTATATACCAACTAGGAGCTTCTATAATAGTTGGAACTGCATCTACAGGAGTTGTCGTTAATGGTGCAACTTGAGTTTCTACTTGTTCTAATGCTGCAGGTGTTGTTAAAAGATTATCCATATTTTATTTTCCTTCTAGTTTATTAAAATCATCAAAATTAGCAATTACTAATAACCACTTTATAAAATCATTACGACCAGCATTGTAATACATTTTATTATTATCCATAGAAACTGTAGCAGTATCTAACAAGTTTCTTTTAACTAACCATTCTAAGATTTCTAATCCATCTTTTGTATTCAATAACTCTTTTAATTTTCTTTGCATAGATACATTATAAAGTTTATCATTAATAGTTTCATTAATTCTAAGTATTTGTTTTAACATTATTTTCCCTTAACACGCTTTAATCTTGGATTAGCTTTTTTAGCAGCTGGGCTTGCTTTACGTGTAGCACTAGCTAATATAGCACCAGCTGACTTTTTACTTACGCCTTCTTTCTTTGCTATCTTATCTTGTGTTTTAGCAAATCCTGGGGGTTTAGATTTCATTTGTTCCCCCAGTAAGTTGTTTTAATAAATCTTTGAAAGTAATTTTCTCTTGTTGCTTTTTAAATTCAATATCTTGTTGTTGTTTCATATTTAATTTTTCTCTAAACTCATTAAGTTTTTTTAATGATTCTGGAGTAAATGGTTGTGATTCTTGATTCATCATTTCCTCTATTTCTATTAAAGTTATCATTGTTGATTAACACCTGTTTGCACTGGTTGAGAACCTAGAGCCGGATTACTTTGTGCCATTTGCAAATACTGTTGCATAGCCTCTTGCTGTGCTTGTGCTTGTGCCATCTGTTGTAAGTTGTTAAGTGTTTCCTCATCAGTATTAACATACGCTAGATTAGCCCCTATGCTATCAGCAATATAATAAGGTAGTTTTTCAACTTTAAAGGCTGCATCTATATATTGCTGTGCTTGCTGTCCAGTTATTTGAGCAGTAGCTTGGATAGCTTGCATAATCTTTTGCACATCATTTTGCTTTTGAATATTTATAATAGGAGATGTAAACTTATAGACTATCTTCCTTGGCTTTCCAGTTTCCATATCAATAGTAATAGGTTTAATCTCTCCAAACATTTCTAATAGTTCAATTATTCTATCAAAAGTTGGAGTGTGTAATTCTCTAATTAACCTACTATTAGCAGCTCCTAAAGTTGGAGTAGCTAATTGAAGTCTAGCGTCAACTTCTGTAGCAGTTAATCTTGCTTGACCTACTTGCCCTAATATATCTAACATCATTGATTGATTCATGTATTCATTCTGCATTTGTATTTCTTGCATAGCAAATGGTAAATTACCTTGATAAGTCAATGGCTTAAATAAAGAATCATTATCAGCTAATTGAATCAATGCGTTAGGTTCAAACTTAACATTGTAAGGATTAATCAGGCTATCATTAGTAGTTAAAAACGGTGGGCTATTAATCAAAGCAGCAGCATCAATCATATCACGACACATTGTATTTGTCATCTTGATTGTGCCTAAGATATTATTTAATACTCCGCGCCCTCTAGTTTCATAACTTAATTTACTCCATCTAAATATAATAAATGGATTAGTCTTTGATTCTACTTCTTTATAGATATTGTTATAATTAACATCAGATAATCTATAAATAAATTTACCATCTAAAGGAACTACTGATTCCATAAGATTAACTTCGTTTAATCCTTTGAAGTCTATATCAGGGAATAACCGTTGCTGTGCTAACTTATCGAATATGCCTAGCTTTCTAAACACATAGTTAATTAATCCCCTACCATCTTCTAAAAACGCAACCTTACTCATGTCAAGGGATTTAAAATATAACTCTTTAATATCATCGTTAAAGTTAATTACAAGTCCTGCAGTGCCACTTGCCAAGTCTGTCATCGCTTCAATTAATGCTTGATAATAGTTTGAACTATTTAAATGTTCAAATATATAATCTGATACCGGAGCAACTGATTGTTTAAATGATTGTTCTTCTGAATCTGTTAAATTGTTTCTCGGTGTTAATTCAAAAAACTTTGTGCCTGCTGGTGCGATAAGATTAGTTATTAATGCAGCAAAGCGTGGAGTATTAACAACAGGAGCTGTATTAAATTGGTCGTCATCAGTTCGCCTGCCTTGGGTATTATCTATATCACTACGCCAGTTATTACTGCTGTAGCATAGATTGTAAATACTAAACATCTGGTCTCTGAATAACTCAAGCTCATTAAAAGCTTGTATGCTCATCGCTCGTATATTATCTATATTCATTATTCTAACCTAACAAAGATTGTTGATTAGTTGGATTTAATAATCCGCTCTGACCTCTAAACAACTGTAATGATTTTAATCTCTTTTGATTAAGCTGTTCTTCCTCAGCCTTCTTCTGTGATTCTACTTGTTTCTGCTGAGTATCTAATTTGTTTTGTTGGTCCTGCATATGTCTTGCAGTTTCTTGTTCTAACCAACTGGGTCCACTTGACATATTATAAACTCCTATTATATTGTTGATAACTAGTGGGCATTATCGTATGCTGTTTGTTTATCTTATCAATGCCAATCATCATATAACTTAATGAATCTGCAGTGTGACTATGCTCATCATGCTTAGGCATCTGTGTAGTTTGATTAGTAGTATATGCCTTGATGTGTTCAATAGCTTTGAAAGTATCTTTTTCATACCAATAGATTGTGTGCCAAATCTCTCGTAGTCGCTCTATATCGCCTAAGATTGAATTTCTTCTTACCGGTTGACACTTAACCCCCATGTCTTCTATTTGTTTGCGCCTAGAGATTAAATCATCATTTCTTATCTCTGCATCATGAGGAGTGAATAAAACAAAATCTTTTAACGGATAATCAATAGTTATTAAATAATCTTTAATAGCTTGTATTCTATCTACAAGAGATGTATTAGTGAATTCTAAAGACTTAATTATATTAGTTTGTTTACGAACAGTTCTTGTTGTAACAATATCTTTATTAGTTTGTTGAGCTAACAATATTGATGTAGCGTCTTTAATACCCAGGTCGATTGAACCATATACTTTTAATCCTCTAATGTAACCATCTGTTGTAGTTAATGGAGCTGAATAAATAGCATTTAAAAACGGACTATCCCAACTACATAAATACTCTTGAGCTTTGTAGTTTGTCTCCATTGGTAACGCTTCATACTCAGCCTCGGTCATAATGCCTAGTTCAAATACATCTGTCTTAATAACGAGCCAGTCTGGGTTATTCTTTACATCTAAGTATAAATCGTATAAGTGATTACGTCCTCTCGTAGTGCTAGGGATAATCATATTTCCCTTTGTATTGTGTATCATGGGATACATCAATTGAAATACTTCAGGTTTACTAATAGAGAACTCATCAAGACCTATTATTTTATATCCGCCACCCATACGATTATCTATATTGTCACTACCAGAAAATTTAATCTTACTACCAAAACTATACTCTAATGTTAAGTTACTCTTTAGATATCTAGCATTAGTTATATTAACTAAATGCCTACCGTCATCTAAGATGTTATCGATATAGATTTCTCTACATTGTTTTTGTTCTGGTGCTAATATAATACTATTGATTGGCATCTTAGTGTTATTCCAATACTGATTAGTTAATAGATTTGTATTGTATAGACTGAGGAATGATTTGCCACTACGCCTAGGCATGATAAGCAACATATGCTTATAGCTACCGTTATGAAATTGTTGTATGATTTTACGTTGATAATCTTTTAATAGCTTGCCAGTTATTTTATAAGCCATTGTTATACTTCTATATTTCTATATCGGCGTCAGG